GCGAGGGTGGAACGACCACCGAGACTGTAACGGTCGGTGTCTCGGTGGCGGACGTTACCGCTGGCGGCCTCGGCGGTACGTCATCGGAGACCGTGACCTTCGATGTGGTTGTGACAGACGCACCTGCCGGATCGCTCGGCGGGGTGTGGGTGGAAGACGTCACGATCGCGGGTGGTGGCGGGGTCACCGTCACGGATACTCCCGCAGGTGGTCTCAGCGGCACGGGGCCGGCTGAAACGGTCACGTATGACACCGTCATCACCGATGCGCCGTTCGGCGGTCTGGGTGGGTCTGGGGCCGCTGAAACGGCCTCGGTGGATGTGGTCGTGGTGGACACGCCGGCTGGAGGTATCGGGGGTCAGTCGACAGAGACCGTAACCTACGCGGTTGTCATCACCGACAACCTCGCTGGCGGCCTGGGTGGCCTACAACTAGAGACCGTATCCATCGGCGTCATCATCACCGATACGCCGGCAGGCGGTATGGGTGGTACGTCGCTGGAAACGGTGACGTACGCTGTCGTAGTTGTAGACACACCGGCTGGTGGTCTCGGCGGTACCCGTACCGAGACGGTGGCCGATGGTCAGCCCGTGGTCATCCAAGACCAGCCATATGGTGGACGCGGAGGCATCAGTCACGAGACGGTAACGATCTCGACAGGTGCCCCACCCACGGTAGACATCATCACGCATGTAGCAAAGATTCATGTCGCCTCCACGGTTCGTAAGATCTCCGTGACGTCGACCACCACGAAGCACTACGTCACATCTCACGTTAAGGAGCCGTAATGGATCCGGTCGTAACTGTCTCTCCCACGTCGTTCGGTGCAGTCGAAGGTTCCCCGGTACGTCCGGGGGACCCGCTGACCATCACGGCCACGGCCACTGACCCCGACACCCACACCGAGGGGTATGACACCACCTCGGTAGAGGCCGACAACATCCAGCTCTCCCAGCACACGGTCCTGAACTTTACGGACCCCCTCACGATCGAGTGGTACTGGGAAAGCGTCGGTGTCAGGTTCGGTCGGGACGTCAACCCGCTGACCGTCATCGCACCGGCCGAGTCCGACACGCTGGTGTGTGTGGTCACCGACGCGGGCGGGCATCACGAGGCGGCATCGTGCCCGGTCACCGTGACGCCGGTACCGGTTATCGAGCCGGCATTCGGCATCTGCCTGGACCCGTACCCGGTGATGTCCGGAACCAAGCACACCCGGCAGCAGGAATACGACGCCTACGTCTCCGCGTGCGGTCAGCCGGCGTATCTGCGGGTGTACCTTGACCCGGCACACTCTACCGTGGATGCGTTCCCATCGACCTGGCCGGTACCCGGTGAGGTGGCGGATTTCGCGGGGCGTGGGTGCGTCCTGTCGGCCAAGTTCGATCAGGTCAAGCTGGCGAACGGGCTCTACGACGCGAAGTTGACGTCGTTGGCTCAGACGTTCCCCGGCACGTTCCTCGTTATCGTGGATCACCACGAGATGGAGGGCGGAGCTTTTACCGCCGTGCAGTGGCGCGCTGGTGCCGGGCACATGGCTTCGGTCATCAACGGCCTTGGGCTCGAGCACGTCACGCCATGGGCCATCCTGATGGACTGGACCTGGGACCCGGCATCGCACCGCAACCCTGAAGATTACTGGGTGCCGGGGATGGCCGGGTACGCTGTCGACTCGTACAACGTCCCGTCCGCGCGGCACGACAGCACGGTGTGGAAGACACCGGCTCAGCTCATGGACCGCTTCGTTGCGTGGACGATCGTCAAGGGCGTCCGGGCGGGATGGACCGAGGCCGGGTGCTGCCCGGACTTCGGAGACCCGACGCGTGCGGCGGCTTGGATCACTGGGGCCGTGCAGTACGCTCGGGACAACGAACTGGTCCTGATGTCGTACTTCGACGCGAAGGGCCCGAAGGGGTACTGGAATCTGCGTGCGATCATCCAGAGCCAGGGGTACTACCCGAACGCGCTGGGTGCCGTCACGTCCATCACTCCGGACACCGCGCGGTCAGCGGCCTGGAAGGCGGCTATCAATGCCTAACCTTCCCGAGACCCCGGTCGGTCCGGAGTTCGACCTGGAGCCCCAGCGTCCGGAACTGTACGAGCAGCTCGTCCTACCGACCACCTCTGAGTCCCCGGTGTCGACTGACGACTACCGTACGGGTTCGGAGTTCGGTGGCGTGAACGGTCTCGTGCAGCCGGCGCCACACGTGCCGACCTCCAAGGAGCGGCTGGGCATGATCTACATGATCGACCCGGCTGACGATGGCCTGCAGGCGGATTCGGTGGTTGCGCCGGAGTTGGAGGGCGACTTCCGGTGACCGCACCCGCCCTCACAATGGACGGGTACTTCGAGAAGACAGGCTACCGGCCCCACCCGGGTCAGGCGGAGATCCATTTCACCCGTTCACGATTCAAGGTGGTTGCCAACGGCCGACGGTGGGGCAAGACGCTGTTCGGTGCGAAGGAAGTGGAACCACACGCCTTCGTACCGTCAGCGATCACCGGCAAACCACAGCTTGGATGGATCGTTGGCCCGCAGTACTCGGACGCTGAGAAAGAGTTCCGGGTGGCGTACGACTCCCTCCGCAAGCTGGGAGTTGACCGGGACTCTATCAAGTTCGTCAACAACGTCGAGTCCGGGTCCATGCACATCCTCACCTCGTGGGGATTCGAGTTGCTGGGCAAATCAGCCAAGCACCCCGAGACGTTGGTCGGTGATGGTCTCGACTTTGTCCTGATGGTCGAGGCCGGTCGACACAAGCGCAAGACGTGGGGCCAGTACATCCGGCCGACACTGTCTGATCGGCGCGGGTGGGCGGTGTTCACCGGGGTACCCGAAGGCAAGTCGGAACATTCGCTGTTGTACTCGTTGTACCAGCGCGGACAGTCAACTCAATATAGGCAGTGGAACTCGTGGAAGATGCCGTCGTGGACAAACACGGTCATCTTCCCGGGGGGGCGCCTCGATCCCGAGATCCTCGAAGCTGCTGAGGACCTGACCGATGACGAGTTCAATCGCCAGTACGGTGCCGAGTTCGTAGACAAGACCGGCGTGGTCATGCAGGAATACGACGACGATATCCACCTGGCGAATCTTCGATACGAACCCACGTGGCCCACGTACATGGCCGTTGACTACGGGTTCACGAACCCTTTCGTGGTGCTGTTCATTCAGGTGGGACCGTGGGGTGAGGTTCACGTCATCCGGGAGAAGCGGTATCAGCGCCTGGATACGGTCGAGGTGTGCGATGACCTCAAGGCCACGTGCGGTGGTCTGATCCGGGTGTGCAGCAAGATCTACCCGGACCCGGCTGAACCTGACGACACGCGGACGATGGAGCGAGAGCTCCGCATCCCGGCCGCACGGAACACGGGTGGGGAACTTAAGACCCGACTGGCGTTGATCCGGCGTTCGCTCAAGGTGAACAACGACTTCTTGCCGGATGGTCATGACGCGAAGCGCCCTAACCTGATGATCGACCGGGACCACTGCGTAACGCTGGCCTGGGAAATGCGCGAGGGGTACAAGTGGCCCGAGCACCGGACGGAGCAGATGCGTTCCGATTCGGAGAACCCGCTGGACAAGGACAACCACGGGATTGAGGCTCTGGGTCGGTTCTATAAAGGCCATTACCGTGCACCTGGCACGGCCTCACGAACTCACGTTTCAGTTGCGAAGGTAGGGTGATATGGTAGCCGTCTTCACGCCCTACTCAACGGGTGCCGCTCTGTTCGGGGCCAAGCCCTCGTGGATCACGAGTGACCTGGACATCCAACGCATCCAGTCGTACCAGTTGTACGAAGAGGTCTATTGGACTGTGTCGGACGTGTTCAAGGCCTCGTTCCGGGGCACCAACGACCGCGCGGTGTACATCCCCTCGGCCCGTACGATCATCGAGGCGGCCAACCGATTCACGGCCCCCAAGTTCGGGTTGGCGTTCACGGACCTCACATCGGGGACCACCACCGGGGGCCAAGCACCGGCCGCGACTGCCGCCTTCACGCAGTTCATGGCGCGGGAACGGTTCCGATCGAAGTTCGGCGGATCGAAGCGGTACGGTCTCATCCGAGGCGATTGGATCTGGCACATCACCGGCAACCCCGCCAAGCCGCAGGGATCACGCATCAGCATCACGTCGCTTGATCCGGGGATGTACTTCCCGATCACGGATGACGACGATGTTGACCGCGTGATCGGGTGTCACCTGGCTGAGCAGATCGTCACCGCCGATGGTCCCCGCGTCAAGCGGATCACGTACCGAAAGGTGCTGGACGCCAACGGAGAACCCACCGGGGTCATCACGCTCGAGGCCGGGCTGTTCAAGCTGGACAAGTGGGAGACGCTGGACGCCAAGCCCGAGGTGGTACTGGTGTCGGTGGTGGCGTTGCCGTCACAGATCACCGCCCTTCCGGTGTACCACATCAAGAACTTCGAAGAGCCGGGTAACCCGTTCGGGTCATCCGAGATCCGTGGGTTCGAGGTCATCATGGGAGCTGTCAACCAGACGGTATCCGATGAGGATCTGGCCTTGGCCATGGATGGCATCGGCATGTACGCCACCGACGCCCCCCAGCCGACCGATAAAGCTGGCAACGAGGTGTCGTGGCAACTCGGCCCCGGACGTGTGGTGCATCACCCTGAGGGTACGCAGTGGGCGCGGGTGACCGGCATTGGTCAGGTGACCCCGTACGGGGATCACTACGACCGGCTGATGACCGCGCAGTATCAGGCATCGGGGACGCCAGACATCGCCATCGGCAAGGTCGATGTCAAGGTAGCCCAGTCCGGTGTGGCCTTGGCCCTCGAGCTGTCCCCCATCCTGGCCAAGGCTGGTGAGAAGAACGACATCATCCTGGACGTGCACAACCAGATGTTCTTCGACCTCGTCAATGGTTGGTATCCGGCGTACGAGGCAACGACGTTCACCAACGTGGCCGTCACCTGCACCGTGGGGGACGCAGTACCGGTCGATCGGGTGCAGCGCGCGACGGAACTCAACGACATGCTGGACCGAAAGGTGATCGACGCCGAGTACTACCGGTCGGAGATGACCAAACTCGGGTACACCTTCCCGGACGACATACAGGCACGGATCGATGCGTCATCAGCCAAGGATGCCACCAACCAGGCGGCTGCGTTTGGCGTGGCCGGCGCTTCGGTGGACAACAGCACGCCATAGCGGCCATCATGTGTGGGCAATCACGCCGACCCATGAAGGGAGAGGGATGGCCTCTGCTGACGCGGTTATCAGGGTGGTTTTCGACCGCAGCCTGATGTCCATTGAAGCTCGGCTCCGAACCATTGAGCTGCTGATGATCAGCATGCTCAGGATGGAAGGACGCGAGATGTCCGCTGTTTCTGACCTCGTCGATGTCGCACGTGCGGCGGTTTTGACGCTCAACCGGCTCGAGGCCCTGGTGGAGGCGGAGGGGTCGATCGACCTCGCGGCGGTACAGTCCGCCACCGCCGACCTCAAGGCCGCCGTGGACCGGGCCGGGACGATCACCACCGACGCCGGTTCGGTCACCGCCCCGCAGGACACCCTGACCGAGCACTCGTCGGCCGGCGACTCCGGTGCCGGGATGGTCGAGGCCGTGGACGGGGGTGTGTCCGAGTCCGAGCTGGACGAGGCCATGGGGAACGACCCCGAGGACCAGGTGTTCGCACCGGCGGCTACGACGGGGGTCAACACGCGTCCGGGGGACGTGTCGTCAACCACCACGTCGGGTACCCTGTCGTCGGGCAACTTCGGCAGGCCGATCTGACCACCCGCACAACAGCGCCAGGCATCACACCCGCCAGTGTGGTGCCTGGTTCCATAGTCGGGGGAGGTTTCGTTGCCCATCCCTGACCCGAAAGAACCGCTCAAGCAATACCTCCAAGTCCAACGCGTCTATGACGCGAAGGTACGGGCCGTCATGGAACGCGCTGCGCGCGATATCCAGGCCCGCATCCTACGATTGCCCGCAGGTGTGGGTGGCCAGGTTCGTGCGGCACAATTGAGGTTGGTTCTGCAACAGATCGATCAGGTGATGTTGCAGGCGTGGGGCAAGGGCATCTTGCCGACCACGCAAGCGGGACGGAAGGCGGCTGCGGAAGCCGCTGAGAAGGCCGCTGAGACCATAACCAATGTGCTGTACACCGCACTGCCCGATCAGGTGGCCGAGACCGTCAGAGGCGGTCTGAGGGCCACTGCACAGGCTGGCATTGACAACGACTTTGCGCGGGTGCCCCGGCAGCTGTCTGCCCGGGTGTATCAGGACGCTGCACTGTCCAGTGGACAGATTGAACAGGTCATCAGGTCCGGGTTGATCTCGGGCCTATCCGCCAAAGAACTTGCACGGGATGTGTACCAGTTCATCAGTCCGACCACACCGGGCGGGGCCTCGTATGCTGCGATGCGCCTTGCCCGGACCGAGATCAATAACGCCTTCCATGAACAACAGATCAAGGGTGGCCAGCGGCCAGGTGTCTTGGCGGTTGTGTGGAATCTCAGCGGATCTCACCCCAAGCCGGACGAGTGCAACCACTTCGCAGAACAGGACATAGATAACCTTGGGGCGGGGCACTACAAGCCCGGCAGTGTTCCGGCCAAGCCGCACCCGCAGTGCTTGTGCTACATGACATA